TCGAACGCCGACGAGACGGCGCGCGTCGTCTTTCTCAATTACACCTCGCGCGACATCGACGGGACGCTCGTCCAGCGCGGAGACCGCAAGGCGGTGATGGCCGCGACCTATAACGGGACCGCGCTCTCGAAGACACCGCAGATCGACGACGAGCTGCGCGGAGAGGGCGACGCGGTGCGGGTCGTCTCGGTCCAGACGATCAAGAGCGGCGCGACGATCCTCGCCTATATCTGCCAAGCGAGGGAATGATGGCGAACGGGCAGATCCTTCAACAGATCACAGTCGACCTCGACAAGCTCGCCGAGAAGGCGGGCGTCACGGTCGCGCAGGCGCGCAATGAATTTGCAAACCGGCTCTCGCTTGAGGTCGTGCGGGGCACGCCGGTGAAGACCGGGAGGCTCAGAGCGTCGTGGTTTCTCTCCCCGACGCTTACCGGGTCTCCCGGCGCTTCTCCCGGCGAGGCGACCGCAGGTGCGCCCGGCGCGACGCTCGCGCGCCTCTCTGGGCAAGCCGGATCTCTCGCGAACCTCGACGGCTCGATCTACCTCCTCAACGGCGCGAACTATGCGATCTTCGTCGAGGCAAAGACGCAGTTCCTCCGCAAGGTGCTGGCGAGATCCTCGGCGATCGCCGCCGACGTCGTGACCGAGATCCGCAACATCAAGGCGACGGGGATCCCATGACCGTGATGAACGACATCCGCGCGGCGCTCGAGCAACAGATCGCCAACGTCTCGGGGATCCCGTCGACGGCAAACCGCGCTTGGGAGAACGTCCGCTTCACGCCGACGACTAACACCGCTTGGGTCCGCATGGCGCTCGTCCCGGTGACGAGCCGACCGGCCGTGCGCGGGCCGAACCCGCAGATCCGGCACGACGGGAGCTTCCTCGTGACCGCGCACCTCCCAGAGGGAGCAGGACCGGCGGCAGCGGACGCTCTGGCCGACGCGATCCGCGCGGCGTTCACGGTCGATACCGGTCTAACCTCGGGCGGCGTGACCGTCCGCTTCAACTACGCCGAACGCGGGGTCGCGGTGCTCGATACGCCGTGGTATATCGTCACCGTCTCGATCTCGTGGTATACATACACCAGCTCATAAAAGGAGGGCTCAGAAATGCCTTTTGCACAGGGTTCCAGAACGCAGCTCGCCTACATCTCAGAGGTGACCTACGGAACGACACCAGCATCGCCAGCGATGATCGCGCTCCCGTTCAACACGCACTCGCTCGATCTCACCAAGACGCGCGTTCAGTCGGCGGAGATCACTCCCGACCGTATGCCTCGGATCGATCGGCACGGGCAGCGCACCGTCTCGGGCGACATCGTCGTCGAGATGCGTCCGGCGGACTATGACTTCCTCCTCGAGGCTGCGCTTTTCGGCACCTTCGCGACCAACATCCTGAACACCGGCACGACCGTGAAGTCGTTCACCGCCGAGGACGGCGCGCTCGACATCACGCAGTTTCGCGCCTTCAGCGGCTGCATGGTAAACACGATGCAGATCTCGATCGCTCCGAACCAGATGACGACGGCGACCTTCGGGATCATCGGCCGCAACATGACCCAGAGCATAACCCCGCTGGATGCGAGCTTGACCGCAGCCTCCGGGAATGAGCCCTTCGACAGCTTTTCCGGCGCGATCACCGAAGGCGGCAGCGCGATCGCTTATGTGAATTCGATCGATTTCACGCTCAACAACAACCTGAACCCATCCTTCGTGCTGGGATCGGTGACAACTCCTCAAATGGAATTCGGGCAATCGACGCTCGAGGGCACGATGACCGTCTACTATCAGGACAAGGCGCTGATCGATAAGTTCCTCGGGGAGACCGAGAGCTCGCTCTCGATCGTGCTGGACGACCGCGTCGCCGGTCTGAACTACACGCTCCTCATGCCTCGGATCAAAATCAACGGCGCGGCCGTCCCGGTCTCGAGCCCTCAATCCCGGCTCATCACGATCCCGTTCGTCGCCCTGCGCGACAGCTCGACCGGGACGCAGCTCCGGATCACCAAGACATAATAAGGCATCGCATGGACCTCTACGACCTCACCTTCCGCGACACCTACACTTATCAGATCCTGCACCCGATCACCAAGGAACCCGTCCCGCACGCGGACGGGTCTCCTCAGTGGATCGAGCTCTATGGATCCGACACCCGGCAATATCGCAACGCGCTGGCCGAGGTCGCTCGGCTCGATCTTGCGGATCCGACCGAAAAGCTGATCGCGTTCCTCGGCCGGATCACGGCGCGCTGGCATATCGAAGTCGGAGGCGCGACACCGAAGATCGAGGACGCTCCCGAGATCTTCGGGAAGCTCCCGTCGTGGCTGCGCGATGACGTCTTCGCGGCGGCGTCGGACCGCGCTAATTTTTTCGGCGCAGCCTCGGGGAGCTGATCGCGCACGCCGGGGCGGTTTTTCTGCTCGCGCAGAAGGACAAGGATGGGATCACGCTGCGCGAGCATTACGAGCAGGCCGCGAAGGCAACGGGGGTTCGACCACCAGAGCTCGACGTCCCGCCCTTACCGGAGACGATGACCGAGTTCTGGGGCGTTTTTCTGCGCTTGCACCGGGCTCGACAGGCGGACGCGCCGATAGCCTTTTCCGAGGTCTTGGCGTATAGTTCGCTCACGGGGCGGGTCTTCACGCCGCTCGAGGTCGATGCGATCTCCGAACTCGATGCTCTATGGCACCAAGAGAGGGCTAAGAAATGGACGTGATCTCCCTCGGCGTCGAGGTCCAAACCAAAGGCGCGGCGCAGTCGGCGCAACAGCTCGGGCAGTTCACCAGCGCCACCAAGGGCGCGGCAGGCGCGGCCGACACGCTCGAGGATCAGCTCCGGCGCACCGACGCGGCTCAGAAGCAAGTCGCAAGCACCGCTCGACCGCTCGTCGGCGCGATGGGCGGCGTAGGGCAGGCGTTTAAGAACAACGCAAGCGGGATCCAGAACGCGAGCTTCCAGCTTCAAGACATCCTCGTCCAGATGGAGATGGGCGTTCCTATCACGCGCACGCTCGGACAACAGCTCCCGCAGCTCCTCGGGGGCTTCGGTGCGATCGGCGCGGTCGTCGGTCTTGCCGTAGGTGCACTCCTGACATTCGCTCCCGCGCTGTTCGACACCGGCGAGGCTGCAGATGATCTCACCGACAAGCTCGACGCGCTGTCATCTGTCATGCAGAGGCTCAACGCCGCGCAGAAGGGGCAGAGTTTAGCGGATCTTACGGGCCAATATGGCGCGCAGGCAGCGGCGGCACAGGAGCTGCTCAACATCCAGCGGCAGATCGCGCAAATTGAGGCGGATCGTGCCTTCCGCGCGGCCTCTGGCGCGGTCGTCGGGGCTATGGGGCCGGGGCTCGAGGCTCAGACATTTCAGAGCGCGCTCGACAACGCGACGGCCCTCAATTTCGCTCTGCGAGAGCAGGCCGAGGTGGCGAAGGTCACGCAACAGATCCAAGAGGGGAGCCTCACGCTAAACGAGGAAGAAGCGGCAGCTCTCGGCCGTCGTCGCCGCGCTTACGAAGATGTCCTCGGCATGATCGGACCCTATCGTCGCGGGCTTGAGGCGATCACCGAACAGTTCGGGCTTACCGAGCAATCGGCGGCGAACCTCGTTATCCAGATGACGGCGGTCAAAGAGGCCGACACGACCGAGAGCCGCGTCGCCGCGACGCAAGCGCTCGCCACGGCGATCGACGAGGCCACCGGCGGGCTAAACATGGCCTCCGACGAGGGGATAAAGCTCTACAACGCCCTTCTCGAGGCCGCGCTCGCCGGGCTCGATCTAAAGAACTTGGATCTTCCGGGCGCGCTAAGTTCGGCAGCCAGCGAGGCTTCTCGCATAGCGGACGAGATGGGGCGGGCCGCGACGAACGCGATCACAATGGCGGAAAATGCTGCGGTCGCACAGCGGCGCGCAGAGATCCGACAGCAGTTCGCCGGGAACCCCGTCGGATTGGCTGGGGCAATGGCCGAGTTCGAGTTCCGGCAAGGCGCGGGAGCCGCGCTCAACGCTCCCGTCGGGGGCACCTTCTTTGAGGGAGAGCTGCGGAGGACGATTAACGCCGCAGAGGACACGGCAAGAACAGAAGAAGAAACCCGCAAACTCTTTGAGACGATAAAGGGCGGAGCTGCTTCGGCGAGCGACCTCGAGCAGGCTGCGGCGCGCCTTTACGAGAGCACCCGCACCGAGGCGGAACGCTACGCCGCAGAGCTCGAGAAGGTCGAGGCGCTGTTCGCGGTCGGTGCGATCAACGGCGAAGTCTACAGCCGCGCGCTCGAGGATCTGAACGCTAAGTTCGACCCGTTCACGAAGCTGATGATCGGCGTCGCAGGCACCATCGAGAACGAGCTCAACAACGCCTTCGCGTCCGTCCTCAAGGGAACCGCCGATCTCGGGGACGCGCTGCTCTCGTTCGCCTCGAACGTCCTCGCCAAGGTCGCGCAGGATCTGTTCGCCCAGCAATTCGCAGGGCCGATCGCATCCGGGATCTCGGCTATATTCTCGGCCAACGGCAACGTCTTCGACGCCGGTGGCGTCACCGCCTTCGCCAAGGGCGGCGTCGTCGGCGGGCCGACGGTCTTCCCGTTCGCCAACGGGATCGGGCTCATGGGCGAGGCCGGGCCGGAGGCGATCATGCCGCTCTCGCGGGGCGCAGACGGCAAGCTGGGCGTCATCGCAAGCGGTGGCGGCGCGCCGAGCGTCACGATCAACAATTACAGCGGGCAAGAGGCCAGCGCCTCGAGCGACAGCGCCGGGAACATCGTCATCGAAATCGGACGCGCGATCGCGCAGGACATCACGTCCGGCGGGCCAAGCTACCGGGCGATCCGCAGCACGTTCGGGCTGTCAAACCGCTTGCAGCAAAGGGGCTAAGGTATGTCGACCATCTGGCCGGGAACGCTTCCGCAATACTTCGAGGTCGGCGTGCAGGACACGCGGCAGCAGGGCTTCATCCGCTCGCAGACCGACACGGGGCCTTATAAGCAGCGCAAGCGGTTCACCGCGACGGCGCGGTTCCTCTCCGGGACGATGCTGTTCACCGGCACGCAGCGCGCGACGTTCGAGACATTCTACAAGACGACGCTCTCCGAGGGGACCGACGCCTTCGACTTCATCGATCCGGCGGACTTCTCGACCGCCTCGGTGCGCTTCGTGCAGCCTCCGACGCTCTCGGCCGTCGCTGGTGGCGGCACCGCAGGAACGGCGCAATGGCGCATCGACCTCGCGCTCGAGGTGCTCCCGTAATGCCGCGCACACTTCCGACGACGGTCATCACGGCCGTTAACTCCCAGACGACGACGAACGCCTTTCTCGTGCTGCTCGAGGTCTCGCACAGCGCGATCGGCACATATTATTTCGTCAACAACACCGAAAACATAACATCCGGCGCGAACACCTACATCGCCTTCCCGTTCTCGGTCACGCTCCCGCCGGATGACCCCGAGCTGCAAGTTCGGGCACGGCTCACGCTCTCGCACGTTACGAGCGAGCTCAACATCTTGCGGACGATCGCAGGACAGCGCGAGCGCGCGGCCTTCTCGCTCAAGGTCATCGAGGCCACCGCGCCGACGGTCATCTTGCAGAGCGTCTCCGGGCTGGTGGCTGCATCGGTAAGCTATAACGCGGACGTGATGGACATTGACCTCACGATCGACAACTTTCTGACGGAGCCCTTCCCAAGTGCAACCTTCGCGCCTTCCAATTTCCCCGGCATCTTCTAACTGGTGGAACGCCTATGTCGGGATCCCGTTCGCATGGAACGGGTCGACGCGCGACGGGACGTCGTGCTGGGGGCTCGTTTGCATGGTCTACAGCGAGGTCTTCGGGATCCGGCTCCCGCGCTTCGACGAGCTCGAGGAGCAGATCGAGGGCGGCGCGGAGAGCGTCGCGGACTTCGCCTCGACCGGGCGCGAGATCCCGCTCGAGGAGGCGCGCTCCGGGGACGTGCTTCACATGTGGGGGATGCACCGGGGCAAGCGGCGCGCGACCCATTGCGGGATCGTCACCGAGCCCGGCTTCGTTCTTCATGCGGAAGCAGTCGTAGGATCTTGCATTTCGCGCTATAAGGGGGACAACCGTTTCTTGCAGCGCGTGATCGGAGCTTATCGCCTTGAATGATCTGACCCCCCACAGAGAGAGCGCGCTGGCCGAATACATCGAGGTCACGCTGGTCTTGAACCCGCTCGCGCAAGGCGACCGGCTCGTCGTGCGCGTCTCGCCTTCCGGCACACTCGCGGAGCTGATCTCGGCGCTGGTCCCGGACGAGCTCGATCGCGAGCATATCAGCGCCTTTCTCGGCGGCGATTATATCGAGCCGCAGCTCTGGTCGAAGATCCGCCCGAAGTCGGGCTCCTCGGTCTATTTGCGGATGGTCCCGCAGGATCCGGTCTCGATCATCGCGGTCCTCGCGACCGCAGCCGCGCCAGCGATCACGACGGCAATCGGGTTCACCGCCGGAACGCTCGCGGCCTCTATCGCGGGCGCGGCGATCGCGATGGCGATTACTTATGCCGCCTCGGCGTTGATTGCACCACGCACGCGACCGAGCGGCAACGCAGGGCGTGCCGAGAGCCCGCATTACGCGATCAGCGCAGCGCGCAACGGGATCTCGCCCTTTCAGACCGTCCCCGTCGTGCTCGGGACGCACCGGATGGTCCCGCCTTACGGCGCGGCACCTTACACCGAGATCGACGGGAATAATCAATTCCTGCGCTTCGTTCTGATCTGGGGTTATGGCCCGGTTTCTGTCTCGCAGATCAAGATCGGAAATACTCCTCTTGAGGATTATACCGACGTCGATGTCGAGCACGATTTCGCTGGCAGTGCGTCGACGCTCGGGCTCTATCCCGGAGACGCTTCGCAGGAAGATCTCTCGATCCGCATGACGACGAGCTTCGTATCGCGGACGACCGCGCTCAACACCACAGAAATCGGTCTCACAATTACGTTCCCGACGGGGCTGTTCTTAAACACCCCGGAGGGGCGACAGAACGCTTCGGTGCGCATCGTCGGTCAATATAGGCTTGTCGGCGCTGGCTCGTGGACTTCGTGGTTCGATCGGACATACACGGACGACACCGCACAAGTGAAGCGCGTCTCGCAACGCCAAACTGGATTGGCCTCGGGGCAATATGAGGTGCAAGTCCGGCGCACTTCGGCAGAGCAAAATCTCTCGAACGAGACGATCTTGGATCGAGCAGATTGGACAGATCTGCGCTCGTTCAATACCAACACGCAACCCGTGCTCTTGCCGGGCATCGCGAAAAGCGCGTTCAGGATCAAGGCGACCGACCAGCTCAACGGCGTCGTCGATCAGCTCAACGCGGTCGTCTCGCTCCTGATCCCGACGTGGAACGGCTCGGCGTGGACGACAGCGACCAGCGCGACCTCGAACCCGGCCGCGATCTTCCGCTATGTCCTCATGGGCGCGCCGAACAAGAAGCCTGTCGCGGCGGCGAACATCAACGACGCCGCTCTCGGCGCGTGGTTCACCTTCTGCCAGACGAACGGCTTCGCCTTCGATCAGGTGATCGACTTCCAGCTCTCGGTCCGGGATCTCTTGCAGGACGTGGCGAACGCGGGCAAGGCGAGCCCGGCCTATGTCGATGACAAATGGACCGTCGTCATCGAGCAGCCGCGCTCGACCGTCGTCCAGCACTTCACGCCGCGCAACACCCGCAACTTCTCCGGGCGGATCCTCTACAACGAGATCCCAGACGCGCTGCGGATCCGGTTCTTTAATCGAAACGCAGACTATCGCGAGGACGAGCGCGTCGTCTACGACGACGGCTTCAACGAGGCGAACGCGACGAACTTTCAGGTGATCGACCTTCCCGGACAGACGAACCCGGACAACGTCTACAAGCTCGGGAGGCATTACATCGCCTCGGCGCGCCTTCGGCCGGAGATCTTCACGTTCGAGGTGGACATCGAGCATCTCGTCGCGCTGCGCGGCGACTTGTGCAGGCTCACGCACGACGTGCCGGGGATCGGCCAGATGTCCGGGCGCGTTGTCTCGCGCTCGACGAACACGATCGTCCTCGACGAGCCGGTGACGCGGGAGGCGGGAAAGGTCTACACGCTGCGCGTCCGGGTGACCACCACCGGCGCGACGCTCGCGCTCACGGTCGCGGCGTCCTCGACGACCGTCACGAGCGACACCGTGACCGTCACGAGCGGCGGAGCGTCGGTCAACGTCGGCGATCTCTACCAGTTCGGCGAGCAGAACATCGAGAGCCTCGAGGTGCTGGTCGCGGCGATCGAATACATCGACGACCTCGCGGCAAGCGTGACGTGCGTCCCTTACTCCCCGGCGGTCTATAACTCGGCCGCGACGATCCCGCCTTACACGACAGTGCTATCTGCTCCGGTTTCGGCATCGTTTATCGGACCACCGATCCCGAAGATCTCGCAGGTGATCTCGGACGAAACCGCCCTGCAAGTCACCTCGAGCGGTGCGGTCGTTCCCTCGATCTTCCTCTATGTGCAGCCCGGCAAGACCGCCAAGACCAACGACGGCACCGTGACCCGGACGGCGTTCTTCCAAGCGCGCTTTCGGAGATCCGGCTCAGAAGATCCGTTTACTTACATGCCTTACAGCGCAGTCGATACTCAATACGTCCAGATCTTCCCGGTCGAAAGCGGCATCAACTACGACATCGGCGTGCGAGCGATCGGGCCGGACGAGGCGACGACGAGCGCCTTCGCCGAAATTGCGAACCACCAAGTGATCGGCGCGAGCGCCAAGCCGCCGCAGGTCGACACCTTCTCGCTCAACACGATCGGGGAGCACACCTACGTCGAATGGACCTACCCGTCGATCGCGGTTGACGTGATCGGCTACGAGATCCGCTATTCGGCAGACCAAAACAATACCGCATGGACATCGATGACCGTTCTCTCGGACGCGATCCCGCGCGAGGCGCGCTCGTTCACCGTTCCGAGCCGCTCTGGATCCTATGGCATCAAGGCGATTGATTTCCTCGGAAACCGCTCGGCCTTGGCGATCTTTATCAACGCCTCGCTCGAAGACCCGGCCGCGCAGAACGTGATCGAGACGCTCACGCAAGAGCCGAGCTGGACGGGCACGAAGACCGACGTCGATGTAAACGGCGCGGTCATCCAGCTCTCGAGCACAAACTACATGGCAAGCTGGGCGACGCTCGCATCGGTCCCGATCATCGGGTTTACGGCCGAGACGGGTTACGAGGCGACGGGCTTCTATGAGTTCGGGGAGACGGACCTCGGCGAGGTCTACTCCTCGCGCGTGATCGTCAACGCCGTCGTCTCGACGTCCGGAGGTCTCTCGACGATGGCCGGGTGGCTCACACTTGCGGGCATTTCCGATCTAACAGGCAATGACACCGGTGACGAGGTGACGGTCGAGCTGCAAGTAAACTACTCGATCGTGGACAGCGCGACGCCGGTCTATCAGGGGTGGCGGCGCTTCGTCGTCGGGGATTACACGGCGCGCCACCTCAAGTTCCGCGCTGTCTTGACGACCCGGTTCTCGACGATCACGCCGATTATCAGCGGCTTGACCGCCGTCATCGACATGCCGGATCGCGTCGATTATGGGAACGACCTCGTCACCGGCGCGGGCACTTACTCGGTCGCGTTCTCCCCGTGGTTCAAGGAGCTCAGATCTGTTACTATCGCCGCGCAGAATATGGCGACCGGGGACTTTTACACGATTTCGGGCAAGACGCGCACCGGCTTCGATGTTACATTCCGCAACAGCGCCGGGACGGCGATCAGTCGATCCTTCGACTATCAGGCGATCGGCTACGGCAGAGAGAGGGCTACCTAATGGCGCAGTATAGTTTCGGGACGATCGACCCGAACACCAAGAGCGGGACCGCGCTCGCGACAGATCTGAACTCATGGCGGGACGCCGTCAACTCGACGCACTCGGGATCGACAGCGCCGAGCTACGTCACGAGCTCGATGCTCTGGTCGGACACGACCTCGGCGAACTTCGAGCTCAAGATGTATGACGGCGCGCAATGGATCCCGGTCGCGGTGCTCGATGCGACGAACAACGTCGCTCGGGTCGCGGTCGACAGCGCGGAGACGAGCTACATCACCTCGACGACCGCAGGGCAGATCCGCCATGTGATCGCGAACACGACCGTCGCGACGATGCGATCCACCGGCTTGCAGTTCAACATTGCCGCGCCGGTGATCTCGGACAGCAACGCGAACGAGCTGCTCTCGTTCACGACGGTCGCGAGCGCGGTGAACCACATCGACATCGCGAACGCTGCGACCGGGGGCCGACCGACGATCTCGACGATCGGAAGCGACACGAACATCGATCTGTTCATCACGGCCAAGGGAACGGGCATCGTCTACGCCTACTCGGAGACGGCCGCGACGAACACCGTGATCGATGTCGCGCGCCTCGAGAGCCGCAGCACCGGGACACCGGCGGCGGGCATCGGCGCGGGCCTCCTGTTCGCGGTCGAGACGGCCGCAAATAACTTCGAGATCGGCGCGCGCATCGAGGCGATCACGACCGACGTCACAGGGGCCTCGGAGGACTTCGACCTCGTTTTCAAGACGATGGCCGCAGGCGCGGCAGCGGCCGAGAGGATGCGGATCGGCTCGACCGGTCTCGTCAACGTCACCTCGCTTGCGATCGGGGGGACGACAATTACCTCAACGGCCGCAGAGCTGAACTTTATGGACGGGGTCACCTCGAACGTCCAAACCCAGCTCAATGCGAAGGCGAACCTCGCGTCGCCGACGTTCACGGGCGTCCCGGCCGCGCCGACAGCAGCGGTCGGGACCAACACAACTCAGCTTGCAACGACCGCCTTTGTCGGAGCGGAGATCGCGGCAGATCTTGCAGGGCTCGCCGCTGGGGCAGTCGGAAGCTACGCGTTCTTGAGAGACCAATCCAATAACGCAGACACCGCCTTTGGAACCACGTTGGCTGGCAGCAATTTATTCCCCGCAGGTTTACGGGCTCTCACCACCGGTACTCCTACAATAGTTGAGGAAGCCACCGCCGTATCAGGCACATGGCGCTGCATGGGTTTCTCTGACTACCTAAGTATTGGTCCCCAACGACCGGTAACCCTCTGGCTAAGGATTTCGTGATGAACTATCGCAACGCAAAACGCCTCGCAAACGGTTGGATCGACTGCGAGATTGAGCATCCCGATCACGGATGGATACCCTTTACTTGCGACCCCAGCGATACCGGCGCGCAGCTCGACGTGGCCGCGCTTCACGCTCAGATGGACGCAGACCCGGAGACCGCAGCCTATGTTCCGCCCACGCAGGCAGAGCTTGACGCCGCAGCCGCGGATGCTGTTCGTGCAGAACGGGACTACAAGCTGGCGTTCGAGGTTGACCCCGTGGTGACTAACCCGCTCCGTTGGGCCGACCTGACCGCAGAGACGCAGGCTGAATGGGCGACTTACCGCCGCGCACTTCTCGACATCACGACGCAGGCTGGCTTCCCGCACAGCGTGGTCTGGCCCACAAAGCCGGAGTAAGACATGACCCCGGAAACGCTTTGGAGCCTCGTTCTCAGCGGCGCGCTCGGCCTCGTAGGCTGGATCCTCAAGTCGCACGTCGACGAGCTGAAACGCTTGCAGATCCTGCTCAACCGCACCCGCGAGGAAGTAGCCCGTGACTACGTTACGCGCGCCGACATGCACGCCGACATCAACCGCGTCCTCGTCCGGCTCGACAACCTCGACAAGAAGATCGACGAGCTGATGCGGAGCTTGGCAAAATGAGGCTTGCGCTCCTGCTCTTGGTCGCGGGCTGCGGGCCTGTGACGGTCTCCTCGGTGGCCTACACCACCGCTTGCCCGAAGGGGGACGCGCAATGCGAGATCCGGCAGAACGCAGAAACGCTCTACTACATGGCAATGCCGGACGCAGCGAACGAGCTGCTCTGCTCGGGCGATACGCGCGACGTCATGGGGGCGCTCTGCTCGGTCTACTGATGGCCTTGCCGGTGTCCGCGCAGGTCACCGGCGACCTCAACACAAACAGCGGCAACACGAACTCGACGATCGACAGCGGCAACGTCTCAAGCACCGAGACGCGGAACTATAACGGCGCGGGGAGCGCGCCGTTCTCGACGCCGGTCCCGACGGCCGCAGCTCCGACGGTCATGGGCGGGGGCGGGAACGATAGCTGTCTGATCCCGACGCAGAGCGCCTTCCAGATCAGCATCCTTGGTCGCGCCAAGGGCAGCATGGAACAAGATCCCGAATGTAACCGGCGCAAGGACGCCCGTCTCCTCGGCACGCCGCAAGAGCAGGGGGGGCTCGGTCTACAGGTCTCCGGGATCTCGATCATGTGCGACAGCCCGGACGTCTTCCGCGCGATGGCGCTCGCGAGCACGCCGTGCCCGATCTACTCGATCGAGAGCGGCAAGCTCCTCGTTGGGCGCGACGCCTACATGGCGATGCGTTCCCAGCCCTCGATTTATGTGATAGGGTATGCCAGCGACCCAGCCTTCTGGGACGCGTTCCTGATGATGGGCGAGGAGCTCCCAGATGTCCTACCTCAAGAGAATAGCGGTCCTCTTTTGTCTGAACGCTTCCGTCGTTCACGCAGACCCGACGATGACGGCTCTACAGGGATCAGCTCAGACAATCCTTGACCAGCTCTCCGCGTCGCAGGATCTGACCGCAGGCGCGGTCTACAGCGCCGGGCAGGGCGACATCCTCGCGCCCGGCGTGATGCAGGACGCCGCGATCACCGAGCAGATGCGGGTGGACTATAACGCCGACATTCAGGACGTCATCGACGCGACCTATTACGACGCGCAGATGCTGTTCGAGGATCAGCACGATCAAGCGATGGCGAACCTCGACACGGCGGTCGACAACCTCGTCGCCGCGACGCTCGTCCTGATGGAAGTGCAAGCGGTCGCGAACATGGCCGCGAACGCCGACACCGTGCAGGAGCAGCTCGCCTTTCAGTCGATCCTCTCGAGCAACGACATGACGATCAGCGCGGGCGATGTCAGTTCCTACAACTCGGCCCTCGGCGCAGTGCAGACCTACGCTCGAGAGGCGGGCGCGTTTCTCGCTGCGTCGCGGAACATCTCGCTCACCGATCAGACTAACGCCTTCGCGGCCAACAGCGGAACGAGCCTCTACGGCGCGAACGTGGCTTACAGCGCGACGGCCGACATCATCAACATCTCGGCCGGATCCGCGTTCGGGGTCGGCTTCCAAGGCTTCCTCACCTCGAACGTCGTGACGCTCGAGGAGGTCTACGCCGCCGGGTATGGCTCTTGAGCGAGGAGCCCGAAGCCAACGGCCTGCGGATAGCAGGGATCGACGTCAAGGGCTGGTGGCTCGCCGCCGCCCTTCCCGCGCTCTCGGGGATCAGCGGCGCGGTCTACGTCGGCTATGACACCGTCAACCGCTTCTGGGCCGTCGAGGAGAGCGTCGAGGGCGTGCTGGGCGTCGAGAGCCGCGTCCAGACCCTCGAGCAGGCGATCCAAGACAATGACGTTCGCGGGCTCGCGCCGAAGCTCTCCTCGATCTCGACGCAGATGGGCACGATCCTCGAGCAGCAAAAGGAGCTTCTCGAGCTGCGCTCGCTGGTCGAGAAGTCGGACGCGGTGACGAGCGGGCTCGCTGGCAAGCTCGAGAAATACGACGCGGAGATCGAGGATCTCTGGAAGGCAATGGACGATCTGGTAAGGAACCCCATGAGATGATCGAGAAACTAGTCTGGGTGGCTTTCATCGCCGCGATCGCCGGGATCTTCTACCTGTCCGGGGACGGCTTCTACCGTTATCCCTGCATGGATCCGGCGAAGGTCGAGACGCCGCAATGCAAACCGCCGATCTGTTCGGCAACCCGGACGTGCCCGTCCGATCTCACAGGAGGCTCAGCCTATGTCACGCAATAAGAACGACCCGGAAATGCTCGAGGCGCGCCTGCGCTATTTCATCGGCTGCTCGCTGGTCGTGATCCTCGGGGGCACGATCTTCGCGGTGCTCTACTCGCTGGTCTTTATCACGCAGCCGCTCGAGGTCTCGCCGAACGACCAGAAATTCTTTGAGCTCCTCACCCCGCTCGCCTCGTTCATCGTCGGCGCGCTGGGCGGCGTGATGGCGGCAGGCAACAACCGCAGCAAAGGCGGCAACGATGACGAGCCGCCGAGACAGGAGATCCAAGAATGATCGGGATGAAGCTGGTCGGCGCGCTCGTCGGGCGCAAGGTGAAAGAGAAGGCGGTCGAGGCCGTCCTCGATAAGGTGGATCTGCCAGCTCCGATCGAGAAGGCGATCGAGGCGTCCGTCACCGGCTCCCCTTTGGGCATGCTGGGCAAGCTCGGGAAGGTCTTAAAGAAATGATGCTCCGGGTCGCAGCCGCGCTCGTCGTCCTCGCGGCTCCCGCGCTTGCGGAGCAATACAAGATCAACCGCGTGATCGACGGCGACACCGTCGAGATCGCGGTCGACTTCTTGCCGGATCCGCTCCCGCCGAAGCTCTCGATCCGCGTCCTCGGGATCGACACGCCGGAGAAGGCACCGCGCGCTCAGTGCGAGGCGGAGGCCAAGAAGGCGGCGGAGGCGAGCGCGTTCACTAAGAGCGCGGTCGCGATGGCGCAGAGCGTCGAGATCCAGATCGAGAAGTGGGACAAATACGGCGGGCGCGTCCTCGGGCACGTCCTCCTCGACGGGCACAGCCTGTCCGAGATGCTGATCGGCGCGGGCCTCGCCCGGCCTTACAAAGGCGAGGCTAAGACCTCTTGGTGCGAATAGGAGATAGAACATGAGCCTTTTGACCGAAGCCCAGCTCGCGGCGATGATCCCGACGAACAAGGAGATCCCCGGTTGGTGCGCCGCGCTGAACGAGATGCTCCCGAAGTATGAGATCACGACCGACCGGCGGATCGCCGGGTTCGTGGCTCAGTGCGCGCACGAGAGCGCGGACTTCAAGCTCCTCGAGGAGAACCTCAACTATCGCGAGGCGACGCTCCTGAAGGTCTTCCCGCGCTATTTCGGGCCGGGCAAGCAGAGCCCGGCCGAGTATGCGGGCAAGCCCGAGAAGATCGCGAACTATGTCTACATGGACAAACACCGCTCGGCCGGTGGCGCGCTCGGCAATGTGAACGAGGGAGACGGGTGGCTGTTCCGGGGCAAGGGGCTCAAGCAGGTCACCGGCCGGGCAAATCACGCGGCCTTTGGCAAGACGATCGGCATGACCGCAGAGCAGGCGGCAGAGTATCTCCTCACCAAGAAAGGCGCGCTCGAGAGCGCGCTCTGGTTCTGGGGATCTCGGAACCTGAACGCGGTCGCGGACACCGGCGACGTCGTGAAGCTCACGAAGATCATCAACGGGGGCGACATCGGCCTCGCCGATCGCCAAGCACGCTATGCGAAGGCGATGGCGGTCCTCGGGGGTAAGGTCGACGCTCCCGCGCCGACTTCGGCCTCTGCGGCCGCTCCTGCGGCGTCTGCGACGCTCCGCGTCGGATCGAAGGGGGATCTGGTGGAGCGCGTGCAGAAGGCGCTCGGGATCGCTGCGGACGGGGACTTCGGTCCCGGCACCGAGCGCGCGGTCAAGGCGTGGCAACAGGCGAACGGCTTGACAGCGGACGGGATCGTCGGCCCGAAGACGCT